AGTTCATCATAGGAAGAATAATTCTTAGGATCGACCAGATCAGAAAGTGAATGGCACTGTTTCCAGATCGCTTCACGCTCATCATCGGAGCTACCAAGTTCCGAAGGTGCAGCAAATTGCGAGGATTCGTAAGTGCGGAATCCGTTGTCTTTGTTTCGGGCCTTGATCTTGAAGTCGGCACCGTCCCACAGGTCAAATGGGTCCATGCGTTCCTCGTCCTGGAATTCAGGATTCATGGCACGGTTAAGTTTTTCCATAAGCTCGGGACCGAACTTATACAGGAATACTTTGCCTTCATTTTCAGGATTGGATGGGTCTTTCACGACATAAATGTTGGCATGAAAGGACTTGCGCATTTTCTGCGCTCTCGCTTGTGCTTTTGCAGCCTCATCACCTGCGTTAGCCTTATCCCACAGAGCCGAGTTGATTTCTGCTAGTGGGTCTTGCTGTCCGATTGTCAGCAAGGATTTTTCGATGTACCAACCACCAGGGCCCTTAAAGCCGTGATCGAGGATTTTGACCAACGGGAGGTCTTCACCCTCGGGTGCTGGTAGAAATCGAATTACTGCGTAGCCGTTGCCAGCTTTGTCCACATCAAGTTTCCAGTAACGGTCGTCGCCGTAGCTCTTGTTACCAGACATTTCTTGAAGCTTGTCATTTAGGGCATCAAAGCCTTTGGACTTGTTTTTACGCAGGTTTGCAAAAGAGTTTGCCATATTTGTTTTCTCCGATTTATACGCTGTTATGCGATGTTTTACGATTTATCCGAATGTTGACAGAACCAAATCCTTCATTGCTTGGCGATCATACGCCTGTTGCAAAAAGGGCTTGAATTTCTGGCACTTTCTATTTATACTCGGGTAAATGATGGTGTCCGAAATTTTTCTATTCCACATGGCAGAAAAATTTACGAGGTCGTCCAATATAATATAGGTTTCCATCAGAACTTGCTGGGACTTGTACAGCTCCAGAAAGTGCGGATATTCGCCGTTGATTACTTGGAAATTTTTGTTGAAGTTTGGGTCAAGCTTATTGAGGTCAGACTTGAACAGATAAGTGAGGGACTCCGTCCGTCTCACAAAATCAAGGTATATGTGGTTGCTTTCATCGGCGTTAACAAGGCGCCCGATCCATATCTTAGGATCATGCACCATGTTTGCCAACATGTAATCGAACCAGTCTTTTCGTTTGGAAAGTTTGAAATAGTAGTATCCATCATTTCTTGATTCAAATGATTTTCTACTACATCGGACTACCCCCTTGTATTTGAAGTAGTCATAATCGGACGTGAAATGTCTTTTCAGCGCCAGGTGTGTCTTGTAAACCTCAAAAGCTTTGTCTGTAACAAAGCTGTTCATAGTGGAAGTTTTGGCTTCTTTTCGATAAGGTTTAGGTTTTCTGCATCGGAGGCAACTCTGGATTTCAGAATTACGGATCGTCTAACGATTTCTCCGACAAGTTCTATCTCCATGTCATGCTTGTTTGCATAATGGAGCAATGCGTCAATATAGGTAACGTCCTTGTTTACGTAGGACGCCACCTCTTCAATGACGATTTCTTCCTTGGTCTTTTTGTCACTCATTTTTAGCCATAAAGAGTATGACTACCGTCGGCCCAGCCGTTGGCTTTTTCGAGTGCTGCACTTACATTATCACGTTCGGCGGATTCTGTAAAGTAATTTGTTCCGTTGGAGTCAAAATATTTGATGGAAATTTCTCCGTTGGAGTCTTTCCACACTTCGGCTCGACCAACATCTGCATACACGGTTTCACATAGAAACGGCATCATACTCTCCTTTCTTATTTGGGAAGTGGGTCCGTTCTGTTACTCGGTGGAACCCATACCGTCAAAGGGCTTAGGCAGCTAGTGCCATACCTTTAGGTGCTTCATTTGCGTTTGCATTTGAAAATTTGAACTGATTACGGGACGTTCACCCGATAGTCTCCATTTCCCTACGCCGTGCATCGATCCTATTTCGGCCCCAGCAAAGATACACCGTCCACGTTTTATTTTATATGGTTCGCAACGACGTAATTTCCATAAACTTCCAACTGATGTATCTTTGGTGGAGCCGCTGGGTACCGCCCCCAGGTCTGCTCCGCTTTCGAGTCGTATCAACGACTATGGAATATTTATACTCTATCCGAGTTTGGATGTCAACTCAAAATTTGTAGTAAATGTGCCAGACGAAAGGTCCGTCAATGACTGAATCAACATATGTGGCCTTAGAAGGAACAGGATTTCCTGTTCCCACAACGAAAATCGTACAATCCCTGGGATTTACAGGACTATTTACGGTCTCATACCACAGGCAGACACTTTCCTCCTGTATCATAACTCGAAGTGGTCGAAATGATTCCTCATCAACTGAGATAGTCGTGGTTAGTTCCAAAACTTGTTTATGAATAACTTTGGTCATTTCCTCACTCCTCAATAGGAAACCAAAATGCCAAACATCCAGCTCGAACATCTAAGTCCATATAATCTGTTCCTTTGACGACCTCTTCGCCCGTGATCGAAGTAAACTCCTCACCGTCTGCAATATAGTTGAATGCCCACAAAGGAACCAAACATTGGCCATCCTTAAATGCCAGGAACCCAAGAGAATAGCGTTCTGTTTCCGTGAGTCCTTGTAGTTCAGCAACGGTAACTCGTCGTTTCCATCGCTCAAATGGATCGTTTTCGTCGGCTGACCATACTCTACGGAGTTCTTTTCGTGAGTATTCATCACTCCATTTTTTATATGCAGAACACATTGCCGATTCATCAGCAATTCGCCTTAGGACTAAGTTAAGGTATTGATATGTGGTAAGTTTTGGTATTTCGGTCATTTCCTCACTCCATCATAATAAATATGGTCACCAATTTGTGCGACCTTGGTAAAATGTTTTGCCCAATACGGATTAACTGCCGTTGTGTGGTAGAACAGCGCGCCGTTTGTAGGATCAGGCAATTCATCATATGTCATCACTACATCCAGCGCAACACCTTTTACAGTATCCAGAATGTCCTTTTCGTGCATCTTGTCGGACTTGCCATCACACCACCAGGAAAACTGGCACTTGTTCTTGACTGGCTGACCGTCTTTGTAGACGCCTTGTCTTGCAACACCACAGATGGTGTTTGGAAATCTCTTGGACTCCACACGGTTCAGCGTCACATATGCAACAGCGATCATTCCCATGATGCCTTCGCCTCTGGATTCATGGTAGATATTTTCCACAAGGCACTGCATTTCTTTGTCTGAGAAATCGTGATCCTTGAATACCATGGGCGAAATGTCAATCTCGGTTTTAGCCGAGACTGGATATGCAAAAGTGGCCACAGAAGCAGCCACAATCGCAGTTTTCAATATGTTACTCAATTTCCTCATCATTGTACATCCTAAACGTCTTGATTACTGCTATCATTGCAGTGGGAACACTCCAGCCAAGAGCAACAATCGTGGCATATGTTCCGCCTGCAAAGTACGTGGTCAATGAATAACATGTGAAAACGATGAGCGCAAGACCAAAATAGTGTACAAATTGGTGTACTACACTTGCATATGGGCTGAGTGTAAGCTTTCGATGTCCCACGATTTTCTCTTGTTCATCGCCAAATTGTTCCACCGGAACAAAAAATACAACGATGCCAGCAAAGGCAATCAGAAGTGCCACGATGCTAACACAAACCAGTAGGAATGGTCCAAAAAATGAGGCCAGACCTGCAGGTCCAAAATGCACAACAGCGTATGTATAGGAGAAATTGCTTTTTGATAATTTCCATGTTGTTTCCTTAGTCGAATGGGTTTTCACTGGATTCTTCGGAATCGTCTTCCTTAGGTTCCGCTTTTTGTTCAGACTCCACTAGCTTGGAGTAATAGGACTTGATGGCGTCTGAGGTGTCGCTGTCAAATCGGGCAAGACACAAGTCCACGGCTTGCTCCGCGTCTCCAAAGATGGAATAGGTTTGAATGATGTGGCACAGGCGCCGAGTTGAAATCAGTTCCTCAATTTGGCCTTCATTGTACAGTTTACGAACCGAATGGCTCCAGGTGATCAGTCGGTTAACAAATTTCCTGTCCTGAGGAATGTCGTATTTGTTGAAGTGTTTCAGGAGGATATTTTCTTCCACCGCAGCAGTGGGATAATCCTGTTCCAAGGTGAGCGTGAAGCGTTCCAGAAATGCCTCATCGATTACGGTAGCTGCAATGAACTTACCACTTTCGGAGCCTTGACCTTTAGTGTTGGCTGTAGCGATGATATTGAAGCCTGGCGCTGGAGCGACAACCTCTTTGATTTTCTTCAAGAGAACTGGTTCACCTTCGAGAACGCCCTGGAGACACATGAGGCGATTAGTGCCGCGGTCGATTTCATCCAGGAGCAAAATTGCACCACGTTCCATCGCAACAACAACCGGACCTTTTTCGAAAACGGTGTTACCGTCTACCAGACGAAATCCGCCAAGCAAATCATCCTCATCCGTTTCCGGAGTGATCTGTACTCGGATCATTTCGCGCTTTTCTTTGGCACAGGCTTGATTGACCATCATTGTCTTGCCGTTCCCAGAAAGACCTGTGATAAACGACGGGATGAATTGCTTAGACTGGATGATTTTCCGAACTTTCGAGAAATTGCCCCATGCGACATATTCAGACACAACCGTCGGAATCAAGGAAGTCAAAGGCTCAGTGTCCATTGCCTTTGGCATTTCAATCACATTTGCAGCCGCCTTGACTGGCTCAGGCTGAACGTGTACCGGCTCATCAGATGGTAGAGTGTAATAACCTCGGCGAGGGTTGCCCAAAATCTTTGTCAATTTTCGCATTTCGGAATAAGCCTCACCGTGATCAAGGCCGAGAACTTCGGCGCACAGTTTTTGGACTTCCTTTCGAGTGTATTCCTGACCAGGAACCATCGATTCCAAAACTTTTTCCATGTTTTCTTCCAATTCCATATTTTGTTTACTCATTCAATGTATATTGTGGGTAAGGTGTTGTCAACACCTTTATCCCATTGTTTCTGAAACATTTCTTGCAATGACTTTGGACATTTTGCGGTTAACAGCGGATCGTTTAACGAATTCCTCATAATTGTCCTCCTTTGCAAGGTTCTTTTTGTCCTTGGCAATGGCATCAAGTGTGCCACGGTTGATTACCATATGCCGATCAAAACCGGTTTTGATCTTGCTCACT